ATTCATATGCAGCATTTGATTTTGAAGCAATCATTTCTGTAGAGGCAATTGATTATGAAGAAACAGTTTATTCTATTAACTGTGAGCCATACGACAACTTCTTTACAGATAATATGTTGGTTTTTGACACAAAAGATCAAATGTAGTATACTTATTACATGATAAAAAATGTTATAAAATGGTTTAATAAAGATCCTATTATTCAATTTGATCTTGCCTATCCAAAAATGATAAAAATATTTCCAGAACCAAAGCCAGCAATTGCTAATGTTCCCGAATGGTATAAAAAACAACCTAGTCATTATAATAATGATAGGAGTTTGGTAAATGGAGTAATGCAATTAACTGTAAAAAAATGTCAAGCAATTTTTGATGGGATGACAAGTGGTTATTTTTTACTAGCACCAGTTGATATTTATATAGACACAACAGATAATAAAACATTAATTGAAATTCCCGAAACATTTAGAAAATTAAATCAACCAATTTTAGGAGTTCACCCTACATTACAAATATCTGAATACCCATTAGATAAAGATTTATATTTAGATAATTTATTAAGAATTCATCCAATTTGGCTTGTGTCAACCCCAAAAGGATATAGTACTTTGTTTATGCCACCAATGCATCATGATTTGCCAATTCAAGCAGTACCAGCAATAATTGATAGCGATAATTTTTATTCAGATGGACTCCTATCTTATTTTGTTAAAAAAAATTATAAAGGAGTTATTAAACAGGGAACTCCAATAGTTCAAGTTATTCCATTCAAAAGAGAAAAATGGCAATCTAAAATTAATGAAGATTTTGACACTGGATTATTATATGAACAAAGAAAAAACTTACGCTCGACCTTTGAAAATGGATATAGATTAAAGTTTTGGAAAAAAAAACAATATCAATGATGGTATACTAATATAGACAATGGGAGATTAAATGACAGAAAAACCACATAAGTTTTTTGAACGGTATTTAGATAATGACCTAGAAGAACTTTCAGATGAATTAATTAAAAGATACGATATTATTAAAGATGGCAATAAAGTAAATACAAAAGACATCTGGCTATCTTCAAACAGTATTTCAACAATTAAATGGAGAGATTATAATGTTTTTCAATTTTATATTACTGGAATAAGAAATTTATATACAGAAATTTCAACTCTTGCAAAAGAGGCTTGTGAATATTATGAAATTGATTTTGCAAAACAAAATTATTTCATTCAAGGTTGGTTTAATATAAACAGTGCAAATAAAGGAAAATTAACTTGGCATGATCATGGACCAAGCAATGAAAATCTTTTTCATGGATATTATTGCGTAAATGCAGAGCCTTCTATTACTAAATATAGTGTTAATGGTACTCATGTTGATAATGTTAATAAAAATAATCGTTTAATTATGTCTGAAATGGGCCATCCACATTCTATGGATGATTGGGAATGGGAAGGCAAAAGAATTACAGTTGCATATGATATTCTTCCATTAAAAAATCTTCAAAGAGATTTAATGAGCCAAGAACAACACTGGATTCCTTTATGTTAAAAAAACCACATAAATTTTTTGAACGGTATTTAGATAATGATTTAGACAATCTTTTTAACTTTTTATCTTTAAAAGAAGATGAAATTATAAATAAGCAATTTGCCAATATTCCTCTAGATAAAGTTGAAAAATATACAAAAAAGGGTCAGGGAGCACCAAGCCAATTAGACCATTATTACAATGTCTTTGATTTTGACAATGAAAATATTAAAAATCTTTTTAATGGATTAATTGATGCCACAAAAGAGGCTTGTGAATATTATGGTATTGATTTTATAAAACACAATTACATGATTCATGGTTGGTTTAATATAGACTCATCGTCAAAAGGAACTGCTGGGGTATCACCAATAAAACATGAAAATCATTTTCATGATCACGTAGGAGGAACTGGTGCTCCAATTTTTCATGGTTATTACTGTGTAAATGCGGAACCATCAACTACATTTTATAAAATTAACGGAACAGAATTATTTGAAAATGTTAATAAAAACAATAGGCTAATTGTTTCAGAAACGGGACATCCTCACGGACGAGATGATTGGTATTTTGATAAACAAAGAATTACAATTGCTTATGATATTCAACCATTGTATGGATCATCACCGACCAACACTGTTCCCAATCCTTGGAAATTACTGGAGTAGTATTTTTAAAAAATTAAATCTCTACCTATTCTAAAGATTGAGAGTTATTAAAAAATAAAAACTCTGCTATAATAAAACATATAATTAAATTTAAGGGGTATTATGTCTGACGTATTTTCTTTTCGCTTTTCTGATGATTTTGTAAATAAATATATAGAGATTGAGCCACCATTTGGGTTCAAAGATGCAGGTGGAAACTCATTAGGAGAGATTACCTTTGTTCGTACTTATTCCCGTGTAAAAGATGACGGCACTAAGGAAAGATGGTATGAGGTTTGTAAAAGAGTAATCGAGGGTATGTATTCAGTACAGAAGAACCATGCAAAAGAAAACAGACTGCCTTGGAATGACTATAAAGCACAAAAATCAGCACAAGAAGCATATGACCGTATGTTTAATCTTAAGTGGACACCTCCAGGAAGAGGTCTTTGGGCTTTTGGTACCCCAATGACAATGGAAAGAAAAAACTCTGCATCTCTTCAAAACTGTGCAATGGTTTCAACAAGAGACATTGATCGTAACGATCCAGGATCTTTATTTGCCTGGGTTATGGATGCATTAATGCTTGGTATTGGAGTTGGATTTGACACGGTAGGTCAAGAAAAAGATCTATCCATCTATGCACCAACAGAACCAGCATCTGTATATGAAATTCCAGATACTCGTGAAGGATGGGTAGAATCCGTTAGACTTTTGCTCAATTCATTCTTAAGAGCAAATCAGCCAATTCAAGAATTTAACTATGATCTGATACGCCCTCTAGGAGCCCCAATTAAGGGCTTTGGTGGCGTTGCAAGCGGTCCAAAACCATTAATGGATCTACATACAATGATCCGTAAAGTAATTGGCTCTAGAGCAGGAGAGAAGTTTGATTCTAGAGCAATTGTAGATATTGTAAATCTTATTGGAACGTGTGTTGTTTCTGGCAATGTTCGCAGATCTGCAACACTTGCTCTTGGAAATCCAAACGATAAAGATTTTATTAATCTTAAAAATTCAGAACTATTTCCAGATCGTAACTCGTTTGATTCAGAAAATCCAGGTTGGGCATGGATGAGTAATAACTCTATCTCTGCTGAAGTTGGAACTCATTATGAAGATTATGTGGATTTAATTGCAGATAATGGAGAGCCTGGTTTTATTTGGCTTGATGTTGCAAGAAATTATGGAAGACTAGCAGATCCAGCAGATGGAAAAGACTATCGTGTTATGGGATTCAATCCTTGTGCAGAACAACCACTAGAATCTTATGAGTTATGTACATTAGTTGAGGTTCATTTAAATCGTCATACAGATAAAGAAGATTTTATGCGTACCTTGAAATTTGCATATCTTTATGGAAAAACTGTAACTCTACTTCCAACACACTGGCAAATTACAAACGGTATCATGCAAAGAAACCGTAGAATTGGAACATCATTAACTGGTATTGCATCATTTACCGATATTAATGGAATGCCAACAACCAGAGAATGGATGGACGAAGGATACAATAAGATTCGTCACTACGACAAGCAGTATTCAGAATGGCTATGTGTTCGTGAATCAATTCGTGTAACTACAGTAAAACCTTCAGGATCTGTGTCATTGCTTTCTGGAGCATCTCCAGGAGTTCATTGGTCTGTTGGTGGAGAATATTTCTTACGTGCAATTCGTTTTGGAAATACAGATCCAATGTTACATTTATTTAAAGCAGCAGGGTATAAAATTGAAGACGATCTAGTATCAGCAAATACTACAGTAGTATACTTTCCAGTATCTTCAGGACATCCAAGATCAGAGAAGGATGTAAGTTTGTTTGAAAAGATTGGTCTTGCTGCAACAACACAGAAGTATTGGTCAGACAATGGAGTATCTGTGACTTTATCTTTTGACAAAGAAACAGAAACAAAACATATTGCTCCAGCACTTCATATGTACGAGGGTCAATTAAAAGCAGTTTCTTTCCTTCCAATGGGAAATCACACTTATCCACAACAGCCATATACACAGATTACTAAAGAAGAGTATGATGGCTATGTTGGAAAAGTTGCTCACATTAATTTTGATGCAATTTATGACGGTATTGAGAATCTTGATTCCGTTGGAGAAATGTATTGCACAACAGACTATTGTGAAATAAAGGTGTCTTAATGTATAAAATTGTTAAAGATATTTTAAATGAAAAAGAAATTTTTGAAGTTGTTGACTATTGCAGAAGTGCAAAGTTTAATACAAAAGAAGACCACATTCCACTACATGACCCATTATTTTCAAATGAGAATGTAAACTTTGATTTAATAACTTATGGAGATTTAAATAAAAGTATTGTCGACTCATTTATTAAGATTTGCAATAAAGTGCAAGAAGAAACGGGAGTTTTAGAAAATACTGAGTATGGACCTCCAATTTTAGGAAAAAGTTACATAGCAAGATATAATGCTGGGGCTCAAATTGGAAATGGATACGACAAAGGAAGACCAGAAGATTGCTATACTGCAATATTTTATTGGGGGGATAATTTTACTGGAGCACAAATGACTATTGATGGCTCAATTATAGATTTAAACGTTGGCGATTGTATTATTATTCCAGAAAAAGAAAAATATGCAAGATCCATTTCTATGGTAGAAAGCGGTGCATTGCTTATGTCACAATTTTGGAATACTCCAGCAGGAACTTCCCCATATGCTGGACTAGAATATGAAAAGGTAAATTGGGGAAACCCTTTGTATGATAAAATAGACTAATAATGAATATTGCATCTAATTTATATGCCGAGAAAATTTTTGCTGAGCATCCGCTTGCAATTTGGCCACTAGATGATTCCGCAGACTACATATCTTTAATATCAGAAGCACAAAGGGATATTAATACTTGGACTAAAACAGAAGGAACAGTTATTTCTGGATCAACTCCAGTTTTTAATGGGGAAAACCAAATTCAACCATTTCCAGATAGTTATCGTAAAGTCTTTAGGTCTACGCTTCCTTCTGGGTCAAACACAACATCTTATATAAAAAGTGCAAACCTAGTAAATTTTCAATCTTTAAATCCTACACTACAAACCTTTGCTTTAAGCACATACTACTATACAGAAAGTGCAAATATTGTTTCAATATCTATTGGATATGAGTATGATGGAGGATCAGAGTTTAAAGATTTTACAATTATTGAATCAGAGGTTTGGACTCCAATTTCAGCAACATTTACTTTTCCAGACCTTGACAAAGAATTTAAATTTGTTATAAAAGTTGTTTCTTCTCCAGGAGGAGCAGATATTGCAGCCTATAATATTCATTTTAATGGAATTACTGCAGGTCAACACAGTGAAGAGTTTAATGCAACATCATTAGGTCAAACAAAACTTTCAAGTCCAGCAACTATTAATTTATCTTTAGACGGAGTAGTTGAGGCAAATGCTTATGGTCTTAATGCAAACAGTGGATACTATGTTGTTGACAATAATGCATTGAGTGGTAAAAATTTTGGTGTACCGCTTGTTTATGGATCAGACAGAGCAGTTCAATTAATCCCACACTCAGAAATAGTTGATTATAGAACTTGGGAACAGGTTGCTGAAGAAAGTTGGTCTTACTGGAAAAATGAAGAAGATTCTTGGACAGATGTTAATTATTTTGTAGATGAAACAGACTTAATTACAAACACCCAACCATCTTTTATTTTTCCAGGCTATGGATTTTTAAATGAATTTGGCAGATACAACGATTATACTTTAGAATTTTGGTTACAGGCAGATGTAAATACAACAGATGCAAAAAGAATTTTAGGACCAATAGCATCAACAGATGGATTGTATGTAAAAGATTGTTTCTTAACTTTAGTAATTGATGGAGATTTTGTTTCACATTTTGTTGGTGAATGGTATAGACCAATGCTTGTTCATATTAAACTTATTAAAAACAAAGCAATGCTTTTTGTTAATGGTGAAGAAGTTGGATCTTTGGTAATTGACACCTCATTAATTAATCTTCCTTCACAATACGACGAAATACAGACAAGTAAAAGCAATGACTGGATTGCTTTCTATGCATATGAAACATATGTGGATCAAATTAAGATTGATTGTATTTCTTTATATCCATATTCTATTTCAACAAATGCAGGAAAATTTCATTATATTTTAGGTCAGGGTATTCCAACAACACCAGAAATTATAGATAATTATTATGGTGGATCAACAGTAGAAATAGACTATCCATTTGCAGAATATAGCAATAACATAACATATCCAACTACAAGATCTTGGGATTCTGGAATTGAGGATAATTTAATTCCTGGAATATCAACACTTAAAACTCCGGACTATGAATTGCCTAATTTTATTCTATCTGACAATAAAACCATAACCGAACTAGAGGCTGCCAATAAATTAATTCAAACTACAGGATCTAAATTTTTTAGTTTGAAGCCATCTGGAACTTGGGGAACTGATTCTTATATATATTTTGAAAGTCTTTCATTTATTTCAAACGCTATAGATTCTATTGTTGGAACATTTAAATTAACAGAAAATCAAGATGCTATGTTCTTGTACATAACAGACGGAGTAAACAGTTTTGCCATCAAAAAAGAATCTACTCTACTAAACTATGTTTTTACTTATGCTGGAGTTTCAACTACGATTAGATCGCATACTTGTCCCGTTGGAATTTTTACTGCCGGAATTCAAATTTCAAAACTAGTTGCAAACAATACAACAGGTGGTCTTGCTCAATTTTTTGCAAATCCAGGATTATTAAAATTATACATTGGAAGCCAACCAAACAAAGAAAATATGTTTACTGGAAATATATATAGCGTTGGAATTAACACATATAAACATACATCTTTTACTTTAGACTCATACTTTTATGATGACGGTACTTTTAATTTTTCAAACTCTATTATTGATCATGTTTCTAGTTATACTCTATTTTCTTTTGAAGATTATGGAAAGTTTTTTATTGATATTTCAGTTTTTGGTTACTGGGAAGACTACATTCCATTATCAGTACTTGCAAAAGATGTTTTAGATGAAGATGAAGAGACTATAACAGATATTGATTTTATTCAGTTTAATATTGACTATCCAGCACCATCTGAAGTAAAAGAAGAGGGAGACACCTATTGGGTAGACAATTCTGATTCATTAAATACTAACAATTCAAACGTAAGAGTATATGTTACTTTTCAAGATATTTCTCAAGGCATTACGCAAGCAGACGCAGACTATGCAACAACAAATCCAGCAATTAAGAAAAGAATATTAAATTTAAATACTGAGGCAGATTGGCAGAGTGAAAGGTTTGAGATTGTTGATAATTATTTAATCTATCCATCAAAAGATATTGATTTTAACACTATATCAATGGTTTATTCTATTAGGTTTAAAGTATTTGGTATATTACATAATAAACTTTCTTTAAGAAAAATAGAATTTGCAGCAAAAAGTTTAAATGCAAATGATTCAAATCCAATAAAAAGTAGATATGCAATAGACTTGGTTCCATACAAGTTAGCAAGTGGTATCCCTGATTATAAAGGAGTTAATCCATATGTTATTGACAAAGAAAGCGTTCCATACCTATACCTTACAAGAAAAAGCGGGATTGAATTAAGAGATGGACTAAACAATTTAAATCGTGGGTTGAGTATTGACATTAATCCAAGTTTAGACATTAAGTATTCTCTAAGTGCTATTCAAATGTTTATCAGGTCAGACCTATGGGCATTTCCTCAAAACCCAGTTTTAATATTTGAAATAGAATACGCAAATGACACCATTGAGTTTTATATTCAGGCTAATTCATCAAATGCAGATAGAGCAACTATTTTTGCTAAAAGAAAATCTAATAGTACATTATTTACAGAACTATATTATTACCTAGATGGACTTTATGTAACAGAGCCAACTATATCAATTCAAAGATGGACTGTTTTAGGTATATCATTCCCAGTTAACTTTAATTTAAACTCTTATAATGGAAAAATAAATTTAAAACATCTAATGACTTTTAACAACATATCTTTTTATAAAGGTACTAATTCACAACTTGAGCAGCAAATTTTGTTTAGAACGTGGGGAGAAATAAACGACCAAAATTGGAACTACTGGGATGATTCAGATTGGAATAACGTTTTAATTAAAAGCAGAAATAGCCGGTATATCGTTAATGCTGGAGAAGTATATAAAAACTATGTTGGAACAAATAAATATATTATAGATGACGATGAAGGTATTTATATAGAGACTGACTATTTAAAGGTATTTAAAGATACAATTTGGACAAGTTCTACATCAACTGTAGCATAATATGGTATACTAATGGTTATGAGAGAGAAAAAACCAGGAGAAGTTGGTAAGTCTAAGATAAAACTTATTGAAAAAAACTATGATTGGGGTTTATATTTTTGGGAAAAACCCAATGGCAAGGTTTTTGGAGATGGTCACGGAAACCTTTTAAACATTCCTGCACGTAAAGGTGATCTTGAAAAGATCATGGAATTACGCAAAGCAGCAGAATATTGGGGTCAGCCAGAAGGAAAACCAGTTTTTCATCCTGGCGTAAATCGTGTAAGTGAGATGGAATACTCTGAGCAGATTGCCAGAATGAAAGAAGGACTTATTCCCAATATGAATGATTTGGGCGCAGTTCATGCAGCACAGCAAACAATAAAGGAGCATGGTTCCGATGATTGATGAAGAAGAGTACTATCTTGGAGCAAGTATTGATAATCTTGCAGACAAAGAGGATGAATTTAAAAAGAACGATCCTTTTAATAAAAACTGGGATTTTATTAAAAATTTAAACAATCTTGATCAAAATTTTAAAAGGCGCACTGCTCGTACTCTTGGCAAGGCAGTAGATCCAACTTCCGCATATTTAGATAGCGCAAATGCAGTTCAGTCTGGTACAGATAACACAAAATCAAAAGCCATCAATCCAGGAACAGCAGTTAGAAATGGTTATGGGCTTTTTGATGTAATTACACCCCCCTATAACCTTTATGAATTAGCAAACTATTACGATACATCTTTTGCAAACCATGCTGCTATCGACGCTAAAGTAGAAAACGTCGTTGGTCTTGGCTATGATTTTGTTGTTTCTTCACGTACCATGCTAAAACTTGAAAACGTTGAGGATGAAAATTCTCTTGGTCGTGCTCGTAAAAGAATTGAAAGAGCAAAGATTGAAATGCGTGATTGGTTAGAAACCCTTAACGATGACGACAGTTTTACAAAAATTATGGAAAAGATTTATGTAGATGTGCAGGCAACTGGAAATGGATACATGGAAATTGGTCGTAAAGTAACAGGAGAGATTGGTTACATTGGTCATATTCCATCAACAACAATGCGTGTTCGCAGATTAAATGACGGATATGTTCAGATTATTCAGCCATCAGTTACATACTTTAGAAATTTTGGGGCAAAGAATCAAAACCCTGTAACAACAGATACGAGACCAAATGAGGTTATTCATTTTAAGCAATACTCTCCATTAAATACTTATTATGGAGTTCCAGATATTATTTCAGCCCTTGCTTCACTTATTGGTGATCAACTTGCATCAAACTACAATATTGATTACTTTGAGAACAAGGCAGTGCCAAGATATATCATTACACTTAAAGGCGCTAAGTTAAGTGCAGATGCAGAAGACAAAATGTTTAGATTTTTACAAACTGGATTAAAAGGTCAGTCTCACAGAACTTTGTATATTCCGCTTCCAGGAGATACTGAAAATAGTAAAGTTGAGTTTGACATGAAGCCAATTGAAAATGGCGTTCAAGAAGGATCTTTTAAAGAATATAGACTTCAAAACAGAAACGATATTCTAGTGGCCCATCAGGTTCCATTGTCTAAATTGGGTGGAGGAGATTCTGGGTCAATTGCCAACGCACTTGCACAGGATCGCACATTTAAAGAACAGGTTTCTCGTCCAGCACAGAATGAAATATCAAAACTAATTAACAAAATTATTCGTGAAAAAACCGACATTCTTGAACTTAAATTTAACGAACTTACGCTTACTGATGAAATTTCTCAGTCTCAAATTCTTGAACGGTATGTTAAGACCCAAGTAATGATGCCAAATGAAGCAAGAGAGAAACTTGGATTGCCACAAATTAAAGATGGAGATATCCCATTTGAAATGAGTCCAAGACAAGAAACAGATGCTAGAGCAAACTTAGCAGGGAATAGAGAAAGAGATTCCCAAAGAGCAAACAATAATTCTGATAGCCCATCCACAATTGCTGGAAGAAATGCACAAGGCGAAGGCAGATCTTCTAATTAATAAAAAGTATTAAAATAGTTGGTATAATAGTAAGGATATGGATATCATTAATAAAGCGCATTGGAAATCGGATGGCAACAATCTTAGATTGTCTATGCCAATCTCAAAGATTGATCAAGAGCGCAGAATTGTTTCGGGATTTGCAACTCTTGATAATTTAGACAAACAAAATGACATTGTAACAAGCGATGCAAGCATAAAAGCATTTGCTGCTTTTAAAGGAAATATAAGAGAAATGCATCAACCATCTGCAGTTGGCAAGATGGTTTCATTTAAAGAAGATAAGTACTTTGATGCCGACTCAAAAAAGTTTTACTCAGGAGTTTTTGTTTCTGCTTACGTTTCAAAAGGAGCGCAAAACACTTGGGAAAAGGTTTTAGATGGCACCCTTTCTGGATTTTCAATCGGTGGAATTATGAATAAATGGGATGATGGATATGATGAAAAGGTAGATCGTCCAATTAGAATTATTAAAGATTATGATTTATTTGAACTATCTCTTGTTGATAGCCCAGCAAATCAATTTGCTAGTGTTGTGTCAATTGAAAAAGTTGATGGAATAAACGTTATGAAAGGCGACATCGCCGATCTAGCCGTAGAAAATGTTTTTTGGGATAAAGAATCTGGACTAATTATGATTTCAGATAATGATTTTGAATTAAGTCCTACAAGTGGAAGTCAAATGAAAAATATAGGTTTTGTTGAAAAGTCTGATACAGACAAAGATAAAATGATAAAGTTCTTAGTTGATAGTGCAAAAGGCATTAGTGCAATTAAGATGCAAAAGGAGGTAAGTCCTATGACAGAAGAGACAACAAACGTTGTTGATAATGTTGAGGTCGTACCAGAGGCAACTGAGACAGTTGTAACTAAAAGCGTAGATGCTGAAGTTGCAGAAACTGTTGCAGTTGAAACAAATGAGGCAGTTGTTGAAACTGAGATTGTTAAATCAGAAGAAGTTGTCGAGACTGTTGAAAAAACAGAAGAGATCGCTAAATCTGATGACACTGCAGTTGAAGCAATTGCTGAAATCAAGAATACTCTTGCTAATGCCTTTGGCGATCTAACAGCAATGGTTAAATCATTAAATGAAGAGACTGTATTAAGCCTACAGGCTCAAATTGCTGATCTAAGTAAGTCAATCCAAAACATTTCCGGTGAGGTTAAAGAAGTTAAGGATTCTTACAATGAATTTGGAAAGAGAGTGGATGCTGTAGAGCAAGACACCGCTTTCCGCAAGTCTGGCGATCTCGGTGAGATTGTTCAGGAACCAGAGATGGTTCAAAAATCAATATGGGGCGGACGGTTCCTCACAGACTCCGACCTGTTTAAGTAGAAATTCACTTGGAGGTGAACAATATGTCAGAAGAAATCATTAAAAATCAACCAGGAGTTTCCGTACCAGGCGCTTATAACGCTGAGGGTGGATTTGCCTCCGGTGGAATTGGTGGAGTAGCAACTCCAGCATCAGGAATTTTAGGAAATATTCCTACTGCTCTTTCTGGAGTCACATCCGGACCAAACGCTGTAAATCCTTCGGGTGCAGCAGGTAGTGGAATTCTACGACCTGAACAGGCTCGTCAATTTATTGACTATGTTTGGGATGCAACTGTTCTTGCAAAAGACGGACGTAGAGTTACAATGCGAGCAAATACAATGGAACTTGAAAAAGTTAACGTTGGTGAGCGTGTAATTCGTGCTGCTGCTCAAGGCAGTGGTGCATATACAAACGCTGGTGCTACTTTTTCTAAAGTAGAATTGACAACCAAAAAGATTCGTCTTGATTGGGAAGTTACATCAGAAGGTCTAGAAGATAATATTGAAGGGGCTGCTCTTGAAGATCATCTTGTTCGTTTGATGACCAACGCATTCGGTAATGATATCGAAGACTTGGCTATTAACGGAGATGGTTCAACAGGATCATTCCTTTCTATTATGGATGGTTTTGTTAACAAAATCACAACTAATGGAGATGCACACGATTCAGTTCTTCCAGCAGTTACAAGCGATAACTGGACAACTCCAGTTATGCAAGGCATTATCAATGCAATGCCACGTAAGTATCGTGCACTTAAGAACAATCTTAAGTTCTATGCAGGTACAGATGTTTTCCAAAGCATCGTACGTAACAACGGTACTCTTGCAGATGCTATTTCTGAGGCTTTCTCAAGCCGTAACGGTAGCACACAAGCAAATCGTCAAGACTATCTTGATGGCGTAGGACAAACATTCGGAGGAGCCCGTACCACTCGTGTACTTGGCGTTGACGTAATGGAAGTTCCTTACTACCCAGCAGATTATGTCGATCTTACTTTCCCACAGAACCGTATTTGGGGATTCCAACGGGATATTACCGTCAATCGTCAATATGTTCCAAAGAAAGATACAATTGAATACACCGTATTTGTACGTTTTGGTGTTCAAATTGAAGAAGAAGATGCAATTGCCTACAAGGACATTGCTGCTTCCTAATCATTAAGCAATTATCTAGGGCAGGGGATTCGTTCTCTGCCCTTTTTAATTAAATCTGATATAATAATAACAAAGGAGTAAAATGTCAACTGTAAAAAAAACAACACCAGAAAAGGTTGTTGAAGTTAAAGAACAAAATAGTCAGGCAGTAATTTACTCTGATAAAAATCTTCATTTTGATAAGTATGGACACATAGATCAAGGCTATAATATTGTTAAAACAGAATTTATTGATATTTATTTACAACACAAATCAGTTAGAGAGGCCAGCGCTTTAGAACTTGCAAAGCACTATGGTATTAAATAATGCAAGTACTGAGACTTCCGCCATACCCAATCACTATCACCTATGATGTTCCAAGTGCCTATGCTGATTACTTATTAGTTATTGAAAGCCCAGATTTTACAGAAATTGAAGAAGAAGTTACCTCAAATGCCAACAAAAAAGTATCTTATGTTTTAGATGACGACTACGTAAAATATGATGGATCTTATACCCTTACAATCTATGAAGCCGAAAGTGGAGCAGGCGCAGACATTGTTGTTCAAGATAGCCTTGAAATTTATAGACCATATGCTGATCCAAATGATTTAGCAACTACAGCAACTGAAATTGCAGAATATAAAAAACAAGAATTTTTAGCAAGATCTATTATTGACGCAGTTCTTGAAGAGGGATTTTATTATAAAAAGAAAATAATTGAGTATGTAGGACTTGGAACTGACTATGCACCAATTAACTATAAAAGTCATAAAGTTTTAAAAGTATATCAAGACAACATTCTTCACTATGACAGCAGTCTAGCAACCCCAGCAATTTTTGGAATTACCTTTAAGTTAAGTGATAATGGAACTGCGGTTATTAAAGATTTGCCAGGAGAAGAATATAACAGATCAGAGCAGGCTCCTTTGTTTTTACCAACTGCCCAGTCAGACTGGCTTGGACCAATCGGCTACGGCAACTCTTTTGACAACCAATCAGATTTTACTTTTGTTTTAGAAACGGGATTTAAAGTAGTTCCTCTTGACATTAAAGAAGCAACATTAATGTTAATAGATGACATTCGTTGTGGCAAACTTGATTACTATAAGAGATATGTAACTACTTATAATACAGATCAATTTAAACTTCAGTTTCATAAATCAATATTAGATGGTACTGGAAATCTTTTAGTTGATAAAATCCTTTCAAAGTATATAGCAGATTCCAGAGTTAAAATTGGTGTGCTGTAATGTCATGCGAAGCAACAGATTTTTTGTATCCAATGATTGCAGACATATACTATCCAACTATTCAACGTGATATGTATGGATCTGGTTTAAAGAATTGGATTTTTGACAAAAGCGTTATTGTTAATTTTACTTCAGGAGGAACTGCATTAGCAGAAGACATTAAGGCAAAGATTTTTACAAAAAATGAAAACATGCTTATTGGAAGAATTAAAAATGACATTCGTAAATCAACAAATAAAGAGAGTAACTCACTTACAAACATTATTATTACAAATATAAGAAACAGTATGGACGAACTCATATATCAAGAAACTTCTGGAGAGCGTTCTGGAAAAGGTACAATTTATGAAATTGCTACTTATGATCCAGTAGTAAACCCTTTTGGTACAATAGATTACTACAAGGTTGTTTTACGAAGAACAGAAAACCAAAGTGGGGCTGACTAATGCAAGTTAAATTTGATGATAAAAAATTTATGAAAAAGATGAATAATATTGTTGATTATTCTTTTGGATTTTTTGAAGGGGCACAAAAAGGAAAAACAGTATTTTTAAATAACTTAGGAAAAGACACAGTAGAAGCATTAAAGATGTTTGTTGATGCAAATGCAAAAATGGATCCAATGTCTATGCACCATGTTTATGAATGGGGCAAGGTTGGAATGGCATCTAAAAGACTTTTTCAAGTTACTCATACCGTAAGCAATCTTGGATTATCGATTAAGTCTGATTTTAAACAATCAACATCAATTAAGCAAGGTTCTTTGGTTCCGTTCTACAACAAAGCAAGAATTATGGAGTACGGCCAACCAGTTGTAATTAAACCAAGAAATGCTTCCGTACTTTCTTTTAATGTTGGGGGAGAACAAATTTTTACAAAAAATCCAGTTAATGTTTCAAATCCTGGAGGAGACTGGGTTCAAGGGTCCTATGAAAAAACATTTGATAACTTTATGAATTATTATTTTAAACAAACATTTCTAAGGGCTTCTGGAATTTATGATCATTTAAGCAATCCACAAGTGTACAAGAAAAACTTACAAGCAGGATCAAATATTGGAAAATCAAAGGGTAGAGAAGTCGGCTATCGTTGGATTACAAATATTAATGTGGGGGTAGAGTAAAATGCCAAAAGATGTAGTAAATTTACCATTTCCACCAATTTGGATAAATGCTTACATTCAAGCAGTATTAAATGAATATGGGCTTAGTGTTTTAACAATACCATCTAATCCAGCAGCAATTGATGATTTAAGCAAAAACAGAGTAGACATACCAACACAGTATGACGATGAGGGAATTGCATTAAGTCAACAACCAGACGTAATTGTTCAATATGATAGACTTATTAGATATAGAAGAACTAATTTGTATCCTCTTAAGTGCGAGCAGTTATTATACTATGTATATTCAACTCCCAGCAAAATTTTAGATGTTAGCACAATTTTGTCTCAATTACTAGATAGAGCAGACGCATCAGCAGAAGACCTGAACCGTTGGTGCAGGCTTAATCAAAACGATTCAGATACAGCATTATATAAAGATCTTCTTGAAAAAAGTTTAAACAATCCACTGACAAACAATGTATATTTTCATGACATCAAGGTATATCAACTTGAAGAGGTTAGAGACCTAACGGAACTATCCTCTCTTCGTGGACTTACTCTTAATAAGTTTATTATTGAGTATGACTATCATACTATTAATAACCTAGATCCATATTATACATAAAAAGGCTGATATAATAGTTTAGAGAAGGCATTAATAATGCTTTGATAACTTAATATAGAAAAAAAATTGAAAAAAGGAGTTAAAAATGGCATATTCACGTGGTACGTCTACAAATATTATCGTAGGTGCAGCAGCAATTTTCGTTGCAGACTACAAACTTACACCAACAGGTGCAACAGCAATTCCATCATTTGTTGCTACAGAGTCTTACAAATCTACACTTTCTGTAGACCCAGACTTTACAAATGTTGGCTATACAATGAATGGTCTTGAATTGACCTTCACACCAGATTTCGGCGAGGTAGCCGTAGATCAGGTTCTTGACGTTGCTAAACTATACAAGCAGGGAATGCAAGTTTCTCTTGCTACCGCTTTTGCTGAAGCAACATTAGAAAATTTACTTCTTGCAACCGCAGGAAAAGATTCAGCATTGACTGGAACAAAAACTACATCAGCAGGTCGTACTCTTCAACTTTCAGCAGGAGATATTGGAGAAGTACCACTTGAGCGTGGTCTTGTTGCATGTGGTCCAGGAACTGGTGATGGAGACAAGTCTGACTCAGTAGAGCGTGTATATGTTGGATATCGTGCTCTTTCAATTGAGGCAGTTACAGTTTCAGCAAAGCGTGAAGAGGCTTCTATGTTTGAAGTTTCATTCCGTATGCTTCCAGATGACACAACAGCAACATACGGTAAGATCGTTGATCGTACCTTCTATGATGGATCTGGCACTAACTATACTACCGCATAAATAAAAAAGTAAACAATAACCCACTCTCATAACGGGAGTGGGTTTTGTTGTTTTATGCTAAAATTAACTAATGGCTACAAAAGTTTTTAATACTTTAGACATTTTATTACTTAATGATCAGACAATCTCATGTTCTCCTTTAAAGATTAAGTATATGAGGGAGTTTATGGATATTTTTGTGCTTATTGAAAACTCAAAAAATGATGAAGAATCTATTGACATCTTGTTAGAATGCTGTAAAGTTTGTATGAAACAATATAGCCCAGATTTATTTTTAAATCTAGATGATCATATTGACCTTAATACACTTTATAAGATTATTGAAATAGCAGCGGGTATTAAATTTAATTCAACTTCAGAAGTAGAGATTAAAGAACAATCAAAAGAAAAAGAAGAAGGTTGGTTTGATTTAGATTTAGCCAAATTAGAGTCTGAAGTATTTACTTTGGGTATATGGAAAAACTATGAAGAACTAGAGACTTCTTTGTCAATACCAGAACTTATGCAAACCTTGTCTTCAAAAAGAGAATTAGATTATGAAGAAAAAAAATTCTTAGCAGCAATTCAAGGGGTAGATTTAGAAAATAATTCTGAAAGTGGCAAGGGACAAAAAGAATGGGAAGACATGAAAGCAAGAGTCTTTAGTGGTGGACAAACAAGTGATGGCAATGATGTACTATCATTACAAGGTCCTAATGCAGCAAGGGCAGGGTTTGGTATTGGAATGGGCTTAGATTACGAAGATTTAACTAAAAAATAAACCTATTCATGATATAATTAACTAACTTAACAAAAGGAGAAACAAATGGCAACAACAGCAAAAACCGACGAAGATACCGTTGTACTTATTGATGGTACAAAGATCGCAGTAAGACCACTCAAGATCTCATTACTTCGTCCATTTATGAAGAAATTTGAAGGTATTGCAGCAGTGGCAGAAGACAACGAGAAGTCAATGAACATTCTTATGGAATGTGTTTTGATTGCTATGCAGCAATATAAACCAGAATTGGCAGAAAATGTCAAGGATCTTGAAGACAATTTAGATTTACCAACAGTCTATAAGATTGTTGAAGCAGCATCTGGAGTTAAACTTCAAGACGCTTCTTTGTTAAATCTATAAAAAAATAAAGTAAAGAGGTGTTATGAGTGGCTGATGTACAATCTAATATTCAAGTTAATCTTGATGCCTCTCAAGCACTTGCACAACTAAAAGCACTTCAAAGACAATTATCTAATTTTCATTCTTCAATTGCAGCAACAAGTGCACAAGCAGCAAAAGCACAGGCTGGTTTACAAACCAATCTTATAAATTCAATAAATGCTACTGGAAAATTTAGAGCCAGTCTACAAGAAGTTAGAAGTACTGCTGACAGTTTTACTGATTCATTAGAAAGAAACAAATTTTCCACTAGAGAATATTTTAGATATGCTGGTGGTGCAACAAAAACATTTGGAAGACTTTTTAAATCAGAGTATGACACAATTGGCAAGGTATCAGAAGAACGCCTTAAAACAATGCAAACCCAGTATCTTAAAATGGGTAGAACAGCAAATGGTGCAATTCAATCAATAGCAATAAGACCACTTGCGTTGGATATGGACAATCTAGCAACAAAGACTGCTCTTGCTGCACAGAAACAACAATTGTTTGGACAGTTGTTAAAACAAGGTTCTACTAACCTTTTAAATTTTGGTAAGAATACACAATGGGCTGGCCGTCAGTTAATGGTTGGTTTTACAGTACCTCTTGCAATGCTTGGTACAACAGCATCAAAAACATTTATGGAATTAGAAAAACAAGCAATTAGGTTTAAACGTGTTTATGGTGAAATGTTTACTTCTTCCACAGAAACAGACAAGGCATTAAAAGATGTGCAACTTTTAGCAAAAGAATTTTTAAAATATGGTGTTGCAATTGAAAAAACAATGGAAATGGCAGCAGACGCTGCTGCAAGTGGAAAAATGGGTTCAGATCTTTTAGCACAAGTTTCTCAAGCAACCAGACTTGCAGTTCTTGGAAACATTGAACAAAATCAAGCATTAGAAACAACAATTTCTTTAACAAATGCATTTGGAATAGCAGCAGATGAATTAAAAGGAAAAATTGATTTTCTTAACGCTGTAGAAAACCAAACAGTTTTAAATATTGAAGATTTAACTATTGCAATTCCAAAAGCAGCACCAGTAATTAGACAGTTAGGCGGAGACGTAGAAGATCTTGCATTCTTTATGACTGCCATGAAAGAGGGTGGTATTAACGCTTCAGAAGGCGCCAACGCACTTAAATCTGGACTTGCGTCACTAATTAACCCCTCTAAAAAAGCAGCAGGATTTCTTGCTGATCTTGGAATAAATATTAACGGTATTGTTGAAGGAAATAAAGGTAATATTAAAAACACAGTTGTACAGTTTGCACAAGCACTTGACACACTTGATCCCTTAA